GGGCCATGTGCGCACCAATAGGAATTTTGGTAAACTATTGATTAGTTTAGCTTCAAGCATAATTTGTAAAAACAATGGGAACACCTATAAACATGCTATAGGTGAAATCATCGGCTCCGGCACAGTAAGTCGGGTATTGATCGTCGTTGTTCACGGTCAGGATACCGTCAGGATTAGTTTTGACGTATCCAAGCGTAAACGAAACGCCTTTCACATCCGAACGTTTGAAGTTAGTGAACCAGCGCTCTCGGTCAGCGTAAAATGGAAGTTCCGCTTCTATGACACCATTTACATTCGGTATCGTGTAGCCAACGGCACCAGATTTTCTGTCCGTTTCATCCCAGCCGCCACCGACATCGGGAGTCAACGGTCCGATTTGAGCTTGATTCAAAAAGCCGAGACCTGTATTGCTGGGCGTGAACATCTTCACACGGATTCCGCCTCGCATAAAGCGATAAGCGGCAGACAAGTACTCTTGTATAGTCACCGTTGAAAATTTGTCAACGTCAGCATCAAGGTCCGGGACGACAAAAGCCGCCGAGTTAAGCGTGTACGATCCCTCAGTTGCAAATCCGAATTTGTTGAATCTACGAGTCAACGCCCTCAGACTTACAATCGATTCACCTATCGTTACCTTTTCTCCATCCAAGTGAACAGGTGAGCCAAAAAGGTAATCGTCGTGACCATCTTCTGCAACATTAGGTGTTTGCAAAATCTGGCCGCGAGCTATACCAACTGCGGCTTCCCTCTCGGTGTGAGTCCGGTGATAAGTGAGGAGTCTTGCAGGTGCAGTGTTATCAACAGAGCAGCTAGCTTTTCCCAAGTTGGTGGCGGGAACAGCGAACTTGATGTTGTTCGAGAATAACCAGGTGTTAAACTCGATAGTGTCCGCTACTACACTAGCTGCTTGCAGCCTGTTGAAAACTTGCACTTGTATGACCCCAATGCCTTCATTGGTGCGAGCCCAATGTTTGAAAAAGACATAAGGGATTGTCACGGTAACATCATTCGAATTCTTTAAAGAAACTATTCGCCTGTAGACGTCGTTGTCGGATCCTGTTTGTTCAGTTTTTGTGTTAGGGTGGAAAGAAATCAAAAGTTTTCCTGTGTAGAACTCGTTCTTAGCAAAGGAAAACCTGAATGAAATGTCTCCACACCAATACAAAAACATCGTGGACAACCATGCTAGCGGGGGAAGGCCAAGAAGGCGTTTCCCTGATGGTGTCTCATAAATGTTGTACAAAGCAGGTGAAACAACAGCTGAATAAAGAATCTTGTCCTTCGGGTCACTAAATTTCCACTTGTGACGGGCAACCAAGCCTTGACGTTTCGCGATTTCTGAAATCATCATTTCGTCATGGTCCGCTAGTTGTTCGATATTAGCGTTGTTCATGGCTGTCATCTTGATAGACGTGTCAGCGCCATCAATCTGGCCCATTCCACTTGCGGGAACTATAGTCATCCTGTCGTTCGTTCCTTCGTTATAAGGTTTGCTAAACCCGAAGAAACTGGCGACACCAGCGGCGGCACTACTAGCCCACGCCACAGGCCCGGCTATCTCTGATAGAACAGGCACTTGGGTCAGTGAGCCCGCAATGTCCGCGGCAGTTTGAAGGGTGGTGGAAATGATTCCTGTCTGCTGTTTCTTTTCTCCCTCACGTGGGCCTGCCATCTGTCCAGTGGGCATCTTCAAGTTGATGTCCTCGAGCCAAGCGTAAACATTGACGTCTACGAGCTCATTGTTGGTAGTTCCGGTTAACGGATTCAGGCAGATGCAAAGGACAGTCCACTGTGCTTCCGGAAGTTCGTCAAGGCGATAGCAAGAAATGTCGTTATAAAAAGGTAATTCAAGTTCGACCTCTTCTTGGGTACCAGCGTCAATTTCAACGTGTCTGAAAGTGGACAGTTGAAACGTGCGCGCTGGCCCATCGGTCACATAAGCGTTGCCGGGGGTGGTCGGGTAAGCACCAATGAGCAATTTCCCGGCCTGGACAGCCGTGAAATTGCACATTGTGCGAAGCTTGATTTTAAAGGTTCCATAAGCGAATTTTGAAATTTTCTCTTTGAAATTTGGCTGTTTCAGTAGTTCGGTCAGAGGATTAACTCGGTAGACCGGAACTCCTGAACCTTGTGTCGAATCCCAGGTGGTCTGATGAATGAGATAAGGTCGACTCAAAATGTCTTTCAAATCATGGTTGAGCGTGTCACTGTGGGGCCGAGAGTCAACCACGCGAACCGCAAGCGGTTCGCTTGATTGCACGGCCTCATCAGCGCGAAATTGGACAATTTCCTCAGTCGTGTCTTCCATGGCTTGATTGACACTGGAGTCTGTTACTATATTGTGATTGTTAGTTGTTGAAGCAATCCAGTTAGTTAATGCCTTCCCGGGGTCGAATTAAACCGTCGGGTCCACATGCCGGGTGAGTAACTTTTGTTTTTGGTAGCGTGCACTCACCAATAGACCGGTCGAAACCAGCCTCTACCAGCACGGCTAGCGTGCTACCAGCATTCGGGGTTTGCTGCTTGACTCGTGCGGCATCTAAGTCAAGCCCTAGTGCTGGTTTTATTCCTGTTACGCGTTCCATCATAACAGCCCACGGAACCACTTCGGGAAGAAGCGTCAGATGTTTGCGGGCGTTATCATAGATAATCTTTGTCCAATGGTCGTAAATCTCTGGTCCGTGTAAAGCGAGTTCTTCGAAACAAGTATGAATGTTGGATACTGTTTCTTCATCAACTCCAGTTTCCGTTTTGACCCATAGAGGCATCTCGAGGACAGTGTCCAAATGTAAAGGGGCAACTGTCATGTAAAACCCGGGGAGTTTCTTGAATCCCCTCTTGAGAAAGGTGACATTCTCTAGGTCACGGTATTGGGGTCCCGTGCCTTGGGTTTTGTCCTCTCGTGTATAGATCATTCCGATTTGTGCAAATCCTTCAGTCCAATCGTCTTGCCCCAATTCGATTTCATCCGAAACGCTGGTAAGGTCATCGTCTCCGTAGACATTGTCCGTGATGAAATCTGTGTATTCGCAAGCAGGACGCTTGGTCTTCTTGACAAATACAATGCGCTTCGCGATCATGTGATAAATCGAACTGATCAACGAAGTCATGGGGTTTCCGCTAGGGTTTCCGTGTGAGATCAAATACGTTTCGCCACGCGCGACATGACATGAATGAACAATGTCAAACCACAGCAGCTCGCGTTCATGATCTCGTCCGTCATTGTAGAAGAAATTGCCGATGTCACAAACTTTCCAAAGGATCTTCGCATGCAATCTCGCATCCCACTTTGAGTGGTCTCCCGCAACGGTCCTTCTTCCTTTCGTCAGTATCTTTGATTCTAAAGCTCTCCATTCTCTCCGGGGGTTGATTCCGACTGCAATCTCGTTGTTAATTCGGTTAAACATTAAGAAAGCAGCGAAAGCAATGAAGAACTTTCGAAACACAATCGTATAATCCATAGGACCCGCGCAGAACACACGTGTTTTGCCGGCCTTCACTTTTTCCAGGGGTCGTTTTTCGTCTTTCAAGCTGTCTATCCATAATGTCGGTGTTTTCTTTCCTTCTTTCAAATCCTGACAGCGTTTTTCTACATCTTGTCGCAATTCGTCGTTCATTTTGTAGTCTTCGGAAATCCAGTCTTGTTTCCCTCGTTTAGTCCGCTTCTGTTTGACGTATGGCCATCCTGCTGCAGTACGTCGGTCGATAGGCGCTGCGTATTCCTCTTCGGGAATCCCACCCACAGCGTGGTCATCTGACACTACGCCATAAGAAGCGAAATGTTCTCGCTTTTCCCCGCTCATGAGCACTCTCTGCACGTCAGCAGCGCACTCCTCGACTAGATCGTCGTCGATGTGGGGTAAGTTGATCGAATACTTCTTGACTTGGGTCTCCAGTGGATCTTGTCCGTCACGCGGTGCTAAAGGCATAGGAGCAGTGGTCCGCTCTTTGTAGTCCAAAGCTGTTTGACGCAACTTTGTCTTTCTGGAGACTGGGACTGGATCTATG